AACATTCTAAAAGTATATTTGAAGAAAAGGATTTTAAATGGTTAGATCCAGCAAATGGTATGGGTAATTTTCCAATAGCAGTTTATTATAGATTAATGGATAAATTAAAAGAACAAATACCTGGTAATGAAGAAAGAAAAAAACATATATTAGAAAACATGTTATATATGTCAGAATTTAATAAGAAGAATGTATTTACATCAAAGAAAATATTTGATATTGAAAATAAATATAAATTAAATTTATATTGTGGTGATAGTTTAAAATTAGATACAGAAAAAGAATGGGGAGTAAAAGAGTTTGATGTTGTAGTGGGTAATCCACCTTATAATGCTCCTGGTAAAAAAGCAAGTGGAAATACGATTTGGCAACATTTTGTTAAAAAAAGTATTAATGATTTAAAAAAAAATGGATACTTATGTTTTGTTCATCCAAATGGATGGAGAAAACCTTGTTATAAAAAATCCCAATTAAAAGGTTTATTTCATATCATGACAAATAAAAATTATATGGCATATTTGGAAATTCATGATTCAAAAGACGGACAACAAATATTTCATTGTGGAACAAGATATGATTTTTATGTTATAAAAAAAATATATAACAATAAAAAAACAATTATAAAAGATGAAGAAGGCAAAATATGTCATATTAATCTTAATAAAACTAATTGGATAGCTAATTCAAATATTAAATTAATAGAAAATTTAAAAAATGGAAAAAATAAATGTAATGTTATTATGAATAGTTCATATCATGCAACAAGAAAATATGTTTCAGATAAAAAAACACATACATATAAATATGCTTTAATACATTCTACTCCCAAAAAAGGTATACGATATAAATATAGTAGTATAAATAATAAAGGTCATTTTGGAATAAAAAAAATTATATTTGGCGAAAGTGGAATTAATCATATTGTAGTAGATATTAATGGTAAATATGGCATGACACAAGGAGCAATGGGTATTATAATTAGTAATAAAGAAGAAGGAAATAAAATGAGAATATCTTTATTGAGTGACAAATTTCAACAAATTTTAAAATCATTGCTTTTTGGAAATTTCAGAATTGATAGTAATATTTTTAAAGATTTCAAAAAAGATTTTTGGAAAGAATTTTTATAAAGATTAATCCTTATCCTTTCGTGGCCCAACAAGTTGGTCCACTCCAGTCTTTTCCCTCTAGAAACCATGGTGCAAAAATGTACCATAGGTCTCTAAAGGATAATTCTTTAATTGTCGTTTTAATGTAGAAACTCTCTTTTTATAACATACAAAAAATAATTTTTGTAATTATGTTTTTTAACTTTTTGTATTGCTTTTTTTATTTCTAATTTTAATTCATTATATTTCAATATTTTTTTATTTAATTTTAAGTAATGTTTTATTTGATTAAAATATGCCTCAATAGCACCATTTGTATGTGGTGTATAAGGAATACTAAATAAATATTTATTTCCACTATTTATAACAGCATTTTTTATATAATTATTTTTATGACTACCTGCATTATCTAAAATAATTAAATGATTTTTATATTTGGAAAATATAAACTTTTCAAGAAAACCAACTAATCTTTCTTTCGTCATACCGCCTTTTTCATATAAAATCCATCCAATACATTTAGAATTTGAAATAGCAATAAGTAAAGTAAATTTACGAAAAACTATCATCTGTTTTAACAACACATCTTTTACCCAACGAACAACGTGAATATTCCATTATCATTGATGGTTTAATGGAAGTTTCATCTAAACCAATAAGTTTGTTCAATGAAAATTTATCAACTTCTTTGTAAAAATTATTTGATTCTTTTTGTTTGTCTGTTGGTTTTCCATATTTCATTTTAGGAAAAATGTTCATGTCTAGTTCTTTTTCTTGTTCTGTTGTTATCTCTAATAACATTGCCAAGTTGTCTTGGTGTGATATTGAAATTTTTATATTTTTCTTTATTAATTTTGCCAATTCAAACATAGTAATTTGTTCATTTTGTTTTAATAATTTAAGAGCATATTTAACTTGTAATTTGGTAATTTTATAAGAAATTGGTTTTCTATTAATTCTTTTTATATTACCATTTTTTAAATATCTATCCACCCACCTTTTCAAACCAATTCTATAGAACAATCAAATTCATTACAAGTTTTAGTCAAATTATTAGATTTAGTTAAATAATGTTTAACGGCACTAATTTTATAATCTTCACTATGATGTTTTGTCATTTATTATATGAATATATCCTTTGATGGACTTTAGTATATTCATACAATGGTTTCAATTAATATTTGTCGAAAAATATATTTGTTTAGGCTTCTTGTGTGGTAATAAATCAAAACAAAAATATTATGAATCATAAAAACTAATAAATATGTTCAGTCCATCAAAGGATAATTAAAAACGTTCATTTTAAATTTCCAAGGGTGTAAAATCAACAAAGTTTGACCGTTTCAAGCCGTGTAAATTTTGGTTTTGATGTATTGTATAATACACATGATAGTTTTAAAGCTGTTTTTAATGTAATCCCACAGCGTTTTTAGAACACAGAAGCACTACTTACAACGAGTGAATCATTATAGACTATATAACTATTCATTACTATATGATAATATATCTTTGAGTAATTTTCGGCGTTTTAAATCTTCATTGGTATAAATTAGAAATCCATCAAAAAATAAATTGTACATATCCAAAAGTAACAATGGTGAGAAAAACTTAATCCATGAATCCAAAGACATGGTTGATATGAGATTAATCATTTTGCCTAATAACAATGTTGGGTGTGTTCCATCCTGTTAAATCTCTTTGATGTCCTCCGAAAAAAATATCTCTCATATTCACCAGTCTTAGTGTGTTCCATGTAGAAATATCACCACTAAATGTTGAATTGGCAAACATTTTTTCCATTGTTGTAACTTGTCCAGTGTCCCATGCCGAAATATCCGTATCGAATATTGAAGCAGAAAACATGTGACTCATATCTGTGACTCTTGAAGTGTTCCACCCAGAAATATCTCTGTTGAATATTGAGTTGAAAAACATATGTTTCATTGTTGTAACTTGTTCAGTGTCCCACCCAGAAATATCCCCATTAAATCTTGAATTAGAAAACATGTGACTCATGTCTGTAACCATTGAAGTGTTCCACCCAGAAATATCTGTATCGAATCTTGAGCCACAGAACATGTTACTCATATCTGTAACCATTGAAGTGTTCCACCCAGAAATATCTCTGTTGAATGTTGAATGGAAAAACATATTTTTCATTGTTGTGACTTGTCCAGTATCCCACCCAGAAATGTTTCCATTGAATCTTGAGCTAGAAAACAAGTGACTCATATCTATGACTCTTGAAGTATCCCAGGTGGAAATATTTCCACCGAATGATACTGTTTTACAAAACATGTGTGACATATTGGTAACCTGTCCAGTGTTCCATGTGTCCAAATTTTGATTGAAACTTAGATTATTCATAAACATCCCACTCATATCAGTAACCCGTCCAGTGTTCCATGTGTCCAAATATTTATTAAATCTTGAATTCATGAACATTCCACTCATGTCGGTAACTCGTCCAGTGTTCCACTGATAAATATTCCTGTTGAATCTTGAATTATAGAACATTTCTTTCATGTTGGTGACATGTTCAGTGTTCCATCCAGAAATATCGTGTGTGAATATTGATTCAACAAACATTTTTGCCATGTCAGTGACCTGTCCGGTGTCCCATCGAGAAATATCTTGGTTGAATTGTGAACCATAAAACATACCACTCATGTTGGTAACACGTCCGGTGTTCCACCCAGAAATATCTCCATTGAACATTGAACCAAAAAACATGTAACTCATATCCGTAACTCTTGAAGTGTCCCAAGTGGAAATATTTCTGACGAAAAATGATGTGTTACGGAACATTTGTGACATGTTGGTGACTTGTCCAGTATTCCATGTGTCTAAATTTTGATTAAATCTCGAATTCATAAACATTCTGGTCATGTTAGTGACACGTCCAGTGTTCCATCCGGAAATATCTCGGTTGAAACGTGAATTCCTAAACATAGAACTCATGTTAGTGACATGTCCAGTGTTCCATCCAGAAATATCTTGGTTGAAACATGAATCCCTAAACATAGAACTCATGTTGGTAACCTGTGAAATGTCCCACTCAGAAATATTCCTATTAAATACTGAATTGTTCATAAACATAACACTCATGTTGGTAACCCGTGAAGTGTTCCATTCAGAAATATTTTGGTTGAATATTGATCTGTGAAACATACTACTCATATTGGTGACATGTCCAGTGTTCCACCCAGAAATATCTTGGTCAAAATATGCTCTATCAAACATAGAACTCATGTTGGTGACCCGTGAAGTGTTCCATCCAGAAATATCTCGATTAAATCTTGAACCAGAAAACATACCACTCATATTGGTGACATGTTCAGTGTTCCATCCAGAAATATCATGATCGAACATTGAATCGGAAAACATTCTCATCATGTTAGTAACATTTGAAGTATCCCATCGAGAAATATCAATCGAAAATGTTGTGTCATTGAATAGGTCTCTCATATCAGTAACATAAAATGTGTCCCAATTTGATATAGAACCAAGTAGTCTGATATTTTCTCTGTCTCTGAAAGTTTCATTTCTAATCAGTGGATGAATAATATGAGATTCAATATTTTGTATCCAAGGTTCATTGAGTACAAAATCTCCGCTATTCAAAATATGGTGCGTTTTTGAATAACTTCTCACAACTAATAAATCTTCATGTAATCTGGATATCGCGGCTATTGTTCGTATATGTAGATCTCGTTGTTTAACCAAAACTTTGAGTACATGGACACTTGATAAAGTCGTGGGATTTTCCACATCCTTCACATCTTCAATATTTGTTCCTTTTTCGACACAACGATTCTCCTCTAACACTTGTGCTATTTGTTCTGGAGATAAATTATTTTCTATTTTCATTATTTGTCTGATTTCTTCTGTTGTTCTTCTGTCTAATTCTCGTTGCAAAAGTTCAAGACAATCATACATTAACAGTACTGAATCAAAATATTCAGCCAACAAAAACACATAGACTGCATTATCCATTGTCAATTCAGTTTGACCTTGATAAAACAAAATCATCAATTCTATATCTTCTTTTGTTTTTGGAACATGTATTTTTCTTGGATCATGATCTTCATCTTCTTCATCTTCTTCATCTTGAGCCCTATCGATAAATTGTTGAATTAATTTGGCATAGACACCAAACCCTTCATCCACAATTATTTCATGGTCATCTATAGAAACAATGGTTATGTTGCCACCACCACTACCGTCTCCACTTTCACTTTGTCTGACACCACCATTTAATATTTTGATATAATTTTTTAACAGATTTTTTCCATTCTTGCTAAAAATAGAAAATTTTTTTCCATCAAAAGGATCCATGATATGATTCATTTTATATGTACAAAAGATTTTTTTTGATTGAAATATTTTCAAATGAACCGAACGGATATTTTTTTGGAATATTCATGGTTCTTTGGCTTTAACCATGGGATCACAAATCAACAAATTTGTTTAACACCAATCAAAACCATGGTTTGAGCATGGACCAAAGTTCATCAAATGAAACATGAATTAACGATTATTTCTCATCAACTCAGATAAAATATTATTAGTATTTACATTTACATCATCCATTGAAATAGAAATATTTTTGATATTTTTAGATTTGGAATAGTGCTCTGATTTTCCGATATATTCTTCAATCATTACCATCGTAAATCCTTTTGAGTTTTTGGATGTGTATTCTTTATGACTGTTCAATTCAACAACTTGTCTATCATCTAAATAAAAAACACCATTCATAGCATCCAAAATAAATTTAGACAAATTATCAACATCTGGCATTGATGTATGAACATTTGGGGCATTTTGTTTTAGGAGTTCCGAGAATTTTCCACTTCTATAATGAGATTTTGGTCTTGGGAAATAAAATTCTAAATTAATTTTTAATGGACCTGGAAATGGTTTTATGGGAGCATGACAAATAACACATTGTAACCAATTTTTTTTATCTTTTTTTGATGGGTCATAAATGATGGAGTTCCTAACCAATCTGGGTCTTTTAAGAGGAGTTGGTCTAAAATCTGCTTTAAAAATTAACATTTATTTTCTGGCTATAAAATTTTTAAATATTTTAAACATGTTCAATCGTATTGACTGATATTAAAAATGATATTGGTTAAAAATCTAAATATTATAAAAATATTCTATATTAGTTAAATTTTAAGAAAAGTCTATTACTTGATATCTTTTCATGGATTGGTGGATTAAATTTGTGAATGTTTTTTTGTGTTTGATTTATGAATATAAATTGTATCCTTTTTGACATTCGTAGTATTATTTTTGATTTATGACTATCCTTTGAAATTCCAACTAGTTGGGCTTTTATGGTTTTTGCTAAAAATCCCAAACTGATCAAAGAATCAAAACCATATTGTTTATCAAAATACACAATAAATTTGTGAAAATTCCAGAGGTGAACACTTTTTAATTCTCAAAGTTTGACCGTTTTGGAACAAATAACTATATTTGAGTAATTTTATGTTTGGAAAAATGTAATTTTAAATCTTCATTGGTGTGAAATATTGGGTTGGTGCAATAATAAATTTGATTGTTATTAAAATAAATTTTCAAATTATCAAATGAATTGTAAATACACATTTGGGATAATAATAGGTGTATTACTGACAATTGGGATAATTTTTGGAATTATGATGATACAAAATGATAAGTCATTTCAAAATATTTTTGTAGAAATATTGGGTAATTTAGGATACATCGTGATAGGTGTGGGTATTTGTGGATTATTCACATTGATAATTGTTTCAGTGATATTTTCTATAAAATCATGCAGAAATAAATCTAATTTTGATTCTCAAGAACGTCTGAAATCTTCTGATTTTTCTCAAAAAGAACTTTTGCCATAAACATGTTTTTTGATATCATTACATATTTATGTTTATTTCTTTAAGTAATTTAAAATTTTTTAGAAGTCTTTGACTAATTTATCGGTTTGGGATTCTAAAACAAAGACCATAAAGTTTAACTAGTTGGGATTTGAAAGAATAGGTTGGATAATTGAAAATATTTATTCAATAAAATCATCACCAATATAAACCATCAATTAAAATATATATTTTTACATCTGTTCAAATAATATTTTTCAAAAGTACATTGGATATTCACCATTGATATTTTTCTAAATTTTGAAAATTTGAAATTTTTTATTTATTTATTTTTGTTTTACCTAAATGGACACCCAAAATATTGATAAAACTCAAAATATTGATAAAACTCAAAATATTTTTGAATATAGAATTTGTGGTAAATTCCAGGATAAATATAATCCTATTCCTAGAATAATTGTTTTGGTTAAATTAAAAATACCATATACAACTTTGTTGGGAACACAATGTCAATGGCTTCCATTTTACAAATCTTCTGGAGAATTTTCTAAAAAAAAAGATTCATTTTTTCCATTTTTCGGTGTTAGTACAAATCTGCTTTTGCTCGGTAATTTGCAAAATAGTTTTTTTCCAGGGATGGAATCTGAATCTTTAAAATACATGAAACATTTTTTAAAAGATACTGATAATTTTTTAAAAAAAAAAACAAAAGATTTTAGAAACAAAATAGATACATTTTTTAAATGGAAATTAGGGAGTTGGTTTATCAAAGCCAGTGTTCTTCATTATTCCATAAAAGAATCCACCATATTTAATTTAATTGATGAATATCAAGAAATTTATGAAAGATTTGACCAAATAATTGATAATAGAATTTGTACCAAGGAATTTTTAGAAATTAGTAATTTCCTTAGTGGTGAAAAATTTAGTACAGATGAACTGGAAAATTTGTCTTTGTTGGGTATTAATGATAAAATAGGTAATAACAACATATTTGGAATTGAGTTGAACAAAACAATTGGATTTATAATTTCACAAACAGAAATAGATAAATTTAGCGAAGTTTTGGAAAAAAATTTCAATTCATTTAAAAAATCATGTAAAAATACAGATATTATTTTGAATCTTTGTTCTATTCTTGATTTTGTAAAATCTCTAAAAATTCCATCATTGTTAGATATAATAGGTTACATATCTCACAAAAAACAATCTTTATCTACAGACAAAACAAACAAAATAGATAAAACAGATTTTTCCATGATAAAAAAATTTATATACAATGGGAAAATTTATTGGGTTAAAATGGCATTCGATATTTAGTCATCTTCTATCAAACAATGTTTTGGAAGAGATGTTTTATTGTAATGGCCCAATGTTGTATTGTCAAATTGCCCAACCAAATTTTTTAAGGTTGACATATTATCATTGATATGGTGTAAAATCATATTATATTTATTTTTCTTGTAGAATCTTTTTCTTTTTAATGATTGACGATAAAACACTGGTAGAGATCTATCAACAATGTCATATGCTGTTGGAATAATTGTTGGATTTTTTGCCCTCAATATTCTTCCTATTGATTGTGTAATATCTGATTTTGGGCTGGCAAAAATAACTGTATTGAGACTTTTGACATCCAATCCCTCTGATGACATGGTATATGTTCCCAACATTAATTGTTTAGTTTCTGATATTTTCCTATCCTTCTGTTTCATTCCACCAACATAATAACCCACCGAACATATATCATTTTTAGTTATATTTTTATAAAAATATGTAAGATGAGCCCTTCTATCACTTAGTAACAATATTTGTCTGTCTTTTTCTTTTACTATTTTTTTTATCAGTTCAATAATTAAATTTGAGCGTTTTTCACAGTTACATATATTATTGATCATTCTGGGCATACTTATTTTCCCAAAAGATGTTAATTCTTTTTTTGAATAATTTGGATCATTACTCCTAAATTCTACAAATTCTACATTTACATTAGATGAAGTTCTTTGTACCATACAATACACAGTAGGTCCCAAATACCAATGAAAAACTTTGCTTAGACCATCTTTCCTCTTTGGTGTTGCTGATAATCCTAACATATATTTAAAACCTATCTTGGGAAGACTTCTGGAAAAAACTTGGCTTGATATATGATGACAATTTGAAACAACTGGTCCTGAACAATGTGTAATTTCAGTACAATTACTTTGTTGTAGACCAATTATAAAATTATGATTATTTTTTACTTCTATATCATAAACAAATTTTGGTTTAGTATTACCATAACATAATGATGTGATTTTTAATGTTCCATATGATAAAAAGTCTTTATTCCAGTTATGAAAATCTATATTAAATCTATCTAATCCAATTTTATGAACCATTGATGGATGAAAATATTGTTTAATATTATTGATTAGATATTTTGTACTTTCACTTGGTATACTGATATTAAAATGAGTTTTATTTCTGTTTTTTTCATAATATAATCTATAATTACACTTAATTCCCATTTTTTTTAATTTATTAACAAGTCTAATATGAGTATTTTTGTCAAATGTTTCTGTGTGTAATCTAATAATATTTTTATGAATCGAACCATTATCCATTACCCAAATTGATATAGATTTCCAATTTAATTTATCTATTATCCATTGTGGACAATAGGTTTTTTTATTATTTGGAAATTTAGATTTGATATCAAATATTTCAGTGTTAAATCTAACTGCTTTAGTTTGTGAATACCCATTTTTATCTGTGTACAAACATTTTACACCAAACATAGATGCTTTCCACTCACAATATTCTTTTTGTTTAATGTTATGAGTTAAATATAATCTGTAACGACCATTTGTGGTATATTCAATATTACCATCTCCTAAAAACGAACCAATTACAATATCATATTGGTTATTGTTCAAACATTTAGCAACTTGATTTTGTTGGTTATTATCATATTTACTTATAATCAAATCACCAATGGATAGTTTACATGCTTTTACATAACCTTTTGTAGTTAATATTTTATGATTGGGAGTACATTTTATTATTTTTTCAGACATTTTAATATTTAATAATGGTTCACAGTTAGGTTTTTTCCAAGCGTGTGTTAATTCATTATATTCAAACTGTTTTGTGATTGTGTTAAATGATAATATTTTGGGTAATGTTTGTTTAGTGATCCATTTGTTATATAATTTGTGAATTGTTGAATGACCTTCCTCTGTAATAATACATGTTTCTGATGGAAAACATTCATCTATTATTCCAAATCCAAAATCATCAAATATTTCTATTGGATAATCTTTCATAGATAAACTCTGAAGCATTGCTATCACAATATCTTTATTTTTGATATCTACTATTTTTTGTTGGATTTTTCCAATTCTGGCATCTGGTAAAAATTGTTTTATCCTTTCTTTCCATTGCTCCATCAGAAATTCTTTATGAACAACTATCAATGTTTTTTTCCCAAGTTGTGCTAAAATGTACAATGCACAAACAGTATTGTGAGTTACTGTAAAATCGCCCAACATAAATCTATGATTTCTGTCTATCTCAAAACCATAATAATTGTCATAACCCAACTCTTCAATTTCTATTTTAGATGTTAAAGAAGAATATTTTGTGTCCATACATTTTATTTTATATGATTTTACTGGAATTTCTTCTAAATTGCCATTTATGTTAATTCCATAAATTGTTTTTCTGTTTTGTATTCCATAAATTCTTTTAGAAACTGAAAAACCTAATGAACGAGCTATAAATATTGTTTCGTCCAATAATTTGTTATTTTTCATTATTACATCATAACCAGTATTCGATATAGAATAATTAGAATCTATTATTCCTGCTAATAATTCTAATTGAATTTTTCTAGAATTACATTTGAAATTATTGGGTATGTATTTATCACAAATTTTAGATGAACCATTTTTAATGGTTAAATCAACAATTAATTTTTTAGATAATAAAAATTCTTCAAATAAATTTGTTTTTTTAAAACTTTTGATAGAAAATTTCCTAACTTTTTTATTTGACCAACAATTTATTATTTTCACATATAAATTTTTATATTTAGTTTCTAATATGTTTTTTATGTTTTTGAGTACATTTTCATTTTTAACTATGAATTCTGTAAAATAATTATTTTTATTTCCTAACCAATATCCAAATATATATGGTGAAAATTCTATTTTTTTTTTTTCAAAAATTATCGGAACTTTATATCCCAATAATATTTTTTGTCTGGATTTTGGTAATTTCATGAATTTTTTTAAAGGAACATCCAATGTTACTTTGTTATTTATTGAAGATTTGAGAGACAATATATGTGATTTATTAACAATATATGAATCTCCATTTGTTTGTTTAATTTTATACATCATTTCTTTTCCTCTTGTCGTACTCAAAACATTTCTTGGTTTTGAATCATCACCCATTATTTTATCTCCAACTTTAATATTTTGAACAAATTTTACTGAACCATCATACATTAATACAGGAGTATCGATTCCCAAACATTTACCAGCACCACAATACAAAGATAATATTCCACCATTGCTTTGGGCAGAATATGTTCCTTTTTGACAAGTTTTTAGAAATTCTTTGACAGGTTTTTTTTGAATGTTACGAAGTTTTCCATTAAAAGTCAGTTCAATGTTATATGATTTGTTTATTTTTTTTATTTTATCTGGTTCTCCAAAATGTTCTAATCCATAATATCGTGGTAAATAAATTTTTTTAATACTTTCTAAATAAATTGGAAATGGTAATGGTTTAGCCGCATAATCATCATTAATAAATGGAGATACTGTTAAATCTTTTTTACATTTGTGTAGTTCTCTAAAACTAAAATGTTTTTTAATTAATGAATATCCTCTTCTTGATAAAACAGATTTTATCATTTTTTTTATTTTTTTAGTTTTTGAATTTACAGATGTTTTGGATGATTTGGATAATTTAGATGATTTGGACAATTCAGATGATTTGGACAATTTGGATGATTTGGACAATTTAGATGATTTGGACAATTTGGATGATTTGGACAATTTGGATGATTTGGACAATTTGGATGATTTGGACAATTTGGATGGTTTGGACAATTTGGATGATTTGGACAATTTGGATGATTTGGGCAAATTGGAATTTTTAATATTTTTAGACATTGAATCAACTGAATTAATCATTATAAATTGATTATTTGTTCAATTTTTAATTTCAAATTTTGTTTATTTGTCTAAACATGTTAATTTGAAACATGTTGTAATTCGTATGAAAAAAATTAATTTTTCATGTTTAAATATGAAATTGTTTTATCGAAAATGTTGTTTTTTACATTAATAATTTAGAATGGTGTAATCATAAACAAAATATAACATATTCTTGTGGAAAAAAAATAAAACAAATAGACAAAAAAACAAATAAACTAATTAAAATATATGATTCACTTAATGATGTTTCAAGAGAATTAAATAAAACTTATGGAAATAATATTAGATTAGTATGTAATGGAAAGAGAAAAAGTGCTTTTGGTTATAAATGATGTTGGGTTTAGTATTTATGCTTGATGGAAATAATAATAAATTGAGATACACAACACACAAAGAAGAAAGAAAAGTTCAAGAAAACAATATAATAAAATTATTTTACGAGAAAAACAGAAAAATAAAATTATTGAGGAAGAAACGAAATTATCATTTTATAATTATAATGAGTTCAAAAAATACATAACTGAAAAAACGAAGTTAAATGAAAAAATAAAAAAGTTTTATGAAAAAGAACTTTACAGAAAATTAAAGTGGAGAACTTGGATATATCAAAGAAAAAGCGAGGATAAATTTTTAAATCGTATTGAAGAAACTTATGGAAATAAAAAAAATTTACTATTATGCCTACAAAAAAAGTAGGTTTAAGAAGAGTGATACAAAATAAATTTAGTGTTGTGTTGGTTGATGAATTTAGAACATCTAAATTATACAGTCATTGTGATTGTAAATTAGAACATTACAATAATCTTCATAGGGTATTAGTATATCGTGGTTGTAAAAGTGGTGGCTCAAGAAATCAAAAATACTATATTTATGAACCGAGATATGAACGCCTGTATGAATATGCTACATATATCCAAAAGTTGGATACAATCAAAAATGCGACCAGAACAATTTTGTAGAACTTCAAAC